AAGCTCTTTCTCGGAAGAGATTAGAGTTGCAACACCAACGGGACCCTTTGTGAATTGCCCTGCGTATGCTCCAATAGAGGTAGAAACAGCAGGGATGACATTTGTAAGGTCGATCTCGTTAATATCGACCCCAGGTGAAACTAAAAATCCCATAGTCGTTTTTTTCTTTCTTGATTAATTATAAGTGTTTGCATTACAAGGAACTCAATGATTCTATTTATACTTTTTCATTCCTAGAGGTTATCCCATGCCTTCTTCTGTTCAATGAGCTCTTCAAAGTCCGTCATTCCAGGATCGTTTACTGGACCAGAAGACAGAAATCCAACAGGCACGATATCATCCTCAATCTCCTTTGATCGATCTGCATACAGAAGTGATTTCAGGTCCAGTTCCTCGACCATATCACCAAATGCCTGATTTGAGACAAACCATGAGAAGAGAACTAGGTTCATCACCATATCGTCGTGTTTACCATCATCTGCCTGATATGAATTACCCTTACCAACAAAGGTTGTCAATTCACCTATTGTCTCTAGGTCACGAATTCGCAGTTTATGCATCTCCAGTAGATCTTTCATGTTACTGCACCCAATCCGTTTGACTTTCTTTGTCATTGTCACACCAATGCCACCTTTCTTGAGTGCAGATTCCACGAACATGTTCTCGTATTCGTGCTCGTAATATACTGTATTACACACGACCTGACCAACATCATTGTTCTCAATCAGAACCAGAGCATCATTGTATAGTTTTCCAACCTTCACAATGATATCAGGAAACAATAGAGGTGAAATCATATTGTCCCGAAATGTTGCAACCTGTTCAAATGGTCTTGCCGTGACATCGATTACCGTGAAGGTAGAGTAATCTTGACCACGTCCCTTTGATACATCGACCATCATTAGGTATTTGTGACCCTCCTGAGGTTGGATATAATATGACAGACCACTCTTGGATTCAATCGGTCTTTCTGATTTCAGAGCCAGGAGCTTGTCTGTGGATATCAGGGTATCATAATGACCCAGGAAGTTATTTCCAAATTCTTGATCAAACTGAGTCTCTGATGTATTGGCAATGGTCTGTTCTTTCCATTTCTCATCACGACCAGGGACATCCCACCAATCTACTCGAAAAGACTTGAATTCATTTGTATTCTGAACAGCACCTTCCCAGATATTATAGAACTGATTGCTGATACCATTTGCTGTAGAGGTGATGATGACCTTACTCGTCTTACCTGCCGTGATTACAGGATACGTCGAGGTATAGAATCTTGTGGCATTTTCAACGAATGCGAACTCATCTAGAAAGAGTAGATTGACCGTGAGACCACGAATCGAGTTACCAGAAGTTGCAGATGCAATGATCTCACTGTTGTTTGAAAATTCAATGTTACCCTTATTCAGTGCACGACATCCGGGCTGAAGAAAGAATGGTAGATTCTCCAATGCCAGAGTGACACGGGAAAGCATTTCTCGGGCAGTAGATCCCTTATTCGCAAGAATCGCAATCGTCTTATCAGAATGGAATAATGCATACCAGAGAATGTATCCAACACTTGAAATTGATTTACCGGATTGACGACAAGCGAGAACAACGGAGAAACGATTATCATTGAAGTGTTGGAACATCTTCCTCTGATATGGATATGGTTTAAATGGAACCACACCACGATCAGGATGTGTCACCTTCATGTAGTTCTCAATGAAGTATGACGGATCTACCATACATTTGGCATATTCCGTTACCTCTTTTTCGGTAAAGGATTGTTCTATGCCATCTCGCTTGACTCTGGGATTGCCGAGATACCCCAGTCCATTATTCTGAATCCTCTGCATCGATAATCACATTCTCTTTCTTCGCCGTGAGAATTTTCTGAAGTTCTGATGTAGATCCAATGAAGATAGAATTGTTCGTGACCTCAGTCTTCTTCTGCTCTTCTTTTGCATCATTAAGCTTCTTTCTCTCCAACTGAAGTTTTGTCAATTCCATTGTCATTTCACTAGCATTCTTTAACATACCAGAGAGCACTTCAAATGCTCTTGGATGTTCAGCATCAACAGCAAGATTCATCATCGTATCAATGGCCTCTTCTGCTTTACCGATCAGACCCTTGATCTTATCACGAGAATATCTATAGTCTTCCTCGGTATCTTTCACATAATCCATCTCCTCGGGTTTCTTCATTGCCGAGGCAGGTAGATTACGCACCAGATGATCGAGCATTTTTTCTTTATCATTCACTTGGGTTACACTTGTGTCTGTACATTCAGTTTTGATCCATCACTCATTAGAAAATCAGAATTATCAGTCAGCAATAATGTATGTGTGATTCTTGTGATTCTTTCAAGTAATCTTGTTAATGTCAGTGAAGAATATATCCTGTTTGTCTGTTTAAAGACACCATCAATATCATTTACCTTAAGTAAAGATGATCCTATCTTATTTAATACCTTAATCGAGCTATCAACTGGACTCAGATTAGAATTAATTCTATCCATATTCTTTATTGTTGAGGTGATTATATTCCATCGTCACTATCTAAGATCAAGGTAGTAACCGGGCCCGAATCGGAGTCAGCAGTGGCAGATACCTCTTCAAGGAACCCATCAGAATCAGAATCAGTGAGACTACCGCTATAGTCAAATAGATCGATATCGACATCATTGATAACCCTTTTCTCTTGTACTCTACCACTAAACTTAATCTTTACACTGAATGACATTGTATAGATAATCAGTTGCCTTGAATTGGCAAAATCTCCCTCATACTCATTAGAGAAAGATGTCCCTGTCAAGACAATCGGAACATCGGTCTTTGAACCTGGTCCCTCAAAATCTTTTACCGTAACTGTATATTCGGGTGCAAATGTTGGCAGAATCTGTTCGATGACCTGAAGTGCATCATCCTGAGTCCTTGACATCACATTCAGACTCATCGTGATGATATATGGCACACTCTGTTTGACCACTTTTCTTTTCAGAGGATCAGTCGCCTCAAAGATGCGATCATTCATTCGATTGAGTTTTTGTGTTGAATCATATGAGATGTCGTCAATCTCAAAACTCATTCGAGGCAATTTGATCGCAATTGCTTGTTCCTCAAGCTTATCAAGTTCATCAATTCTAGCCAAGAACTTTTCGATTGGTCCATATGCCAATGGCACCTTAATCGTATTGAGAATTCTATCACCACTCTGTCGACGAACAACAATGTCATTGAACAGACTACCAAAAACGGCAACCGTTTTACGAATTGTTTTGTTATAGAAGTAATCTCCTAGCATTTTTATTGAACGTAGTTAATTTCACCAAATGGGTTCGTCTCACTGAAATCGACAAAATCATCACCTATGGTTGTGAATACATCATTCTGCGCTTGGGTATCAACCTCAGTCACACCCGTGGTTCCATCTGTTGCAGTGATTGGGTAACTTGCACCACTTATTGTACCAATCAAATTACCATAAGATCCTGCCGTGACCTGCCAGAATGTATCACTACCATTATCTGAATCTCTTGTATGAATCACATGAGCAATTGAATTTGAGAGTTGGACGATCTCACCACGAATCGTTGTATCAGAATCAAGCACCTGAGTAACCTCTTCACCGATTCTAAATGTACCAGTCCCGGATCCCAGTGTCAGCAGATATGGGAATGCCTCGGTTTCTTCAATCTCATCAATGACACGAATACCTGTCTCAAGATTTTCATTGCTGTATTCAAAGAGTTCGCAAGTAAGTTCATATGTCGGTAAATTACCCAACTGATAGAATGGTGAATCACCAACGACGTATTTGATTTCAAAGAGTCCATTGACAAGAGGAAAATATACCAGGTCACCTTCAGCAGGTCGAACCTCTTGGCTAACATTAAACCTACCGACAAGGTCATCCCATCGAGTACGAGACACGACCAATTTTACCTGATCTCTTATCTCAAGACCGAACTTCGTGAGAAATTGACCATCTCCCTCAAAACCATCGACACTAGACACATACATCTCAATCTTGAATGCATCACCAAACTTCGATTGAATAACCTCATTCAGAATCGTATCCCGATTCACGATCTTTCGTGGGAGATAATAGCACTCGTGCCCATATATCTTCAGTGCCTCAATAATCAGATTATTCTGAAGCGCCTGTTCGTTCTTGGTACCAAGAGAGATGTATCGATTACGTGGCATATTTTATCCCATGAAAAAGTCAGGTGGGAATTCATGATTCAGTCGAATTTCTTCCTCAAGTTTTTCGATTTCTGCATTTGCATCATCAAAGGTCTGGCGACCATTCAGGGTCACACCACCGGGAAGCTGGATACCTTCGAACTTGATGAGATTCAATCCCCATTGTCTCTTGAAGAGTGCCGTGGTATATCGTTTCAACCACATATCATTATAGACATCTGTGTATGTCTCAGGATCTACGGTCTCATATCCCTCAATGACTAAATATTGACCAGCAGTGATATCTGTCCCCCATTTTAATGATGGAATCTCAATACGATCTCTGTGCCTATTGAATGTCACCTGTTCAGTCACACCATTGATCTTCATATCAATCAATGACATATACTGCTTCGTTAATTCATAACTCACAAGATCACCTGGATCACGGAGTCCGTATAGATCATTCAGATGTAATTGATAATCCAGCGAGAAGATATCAGTACCACCAGTATTTGAATTCTTTACTGGTAAGACTCTTTTGATAAACAGAAGATTTTCTGGTACCGAAATATATTCATTCGTAATGTCATCAGCAGTGACCTGATGTTTACGATAGTTCCGAACAATGGCATCGGAATGATACTCTTGGTAATATTGAATTGCCTCATCGATGCGGTCATCGATTTGGTCGTCATCTAAATTAACCTCTATTACTGGTTCACCAAGAGAGCGAAGACAGTAATCCGAGAGACCTGATCTGGATGTTACTATTGCCATATTTCTATTTATATCTTCTCGTATCCTCCAGCAAGAAAGTCTTCATAATGCAGGAAGTATATCAATTCAGCATGTTCTGGAGACAAATCCATTTCTACCTTGTTCTCTGTCTTATTTCTGTGCGGAATTGG